GCACCCTGTAGTGGAGCAAACTGTGCTTGAGCGCCCTCTGCTTGAGTTAGACCTTGACCTGCTAGACCTAAGAAGCGGTCTTGCATAGCTCTCATCTCAGGACTTAGCGTATAGCCAGCACCTGTAACACGACCTGTTGTTGGATCAGTCGTAAACTGAGATGAACCAAATCGAGTGGTTACACCAACAGGACGAAATCTAGCTTCTTCAGCGGCTAATCTTGCTGCCTCTCTTTGTGCATCAGCTTGTGTCTGTGCGGCTCGTCTTGCTGAACGACCACCTAACAAACCACCGACTAAAGATGCTCCTGCTGCTATAAATGGCATATCAAACTCCAATCAAAATATTGTCCACTTTTGACGGGTCTTTCTCGTCAGTGGCATGAATACAAAACCAAACACAATCTGTCAAAGCCTTAACACCATGTGTCAAACCAGCCTTAATCTCAACACACGCTGGCGCTTCTATAACTTCTACTTCATCACCCTTCATCACCGCAACCTTACCTTTAGCTAAGATAGACAAATGGCTAAAGTCATGGGTATGCTTCAGAATGGCTGTACCCGCCTCAAATGAGGCTTCCTTGGCATACAAACCATCGCTAAAGTGGTGTGAAATCATGCTGTACGCTTCCACATCGCAACAGTAATGTATGGCTGAAGATTAGCGTTTGTGCCAGAAGAACCTTCTGTTGAATTGGTGGTTGCAACAGTAACACCAGTAGATGCGTTTGCAGTATTAGTAACGACACTTATGTTAGCGCCAGTACCACCATAGGCATAAGAGCCAGAGCCTGTTTCTGTAAGGAAATTTCCAGAAGATGCTGCGTGTTGGTGTTGCGGGTCAGTAACTGTTGAAGTAGCCGTGTGAGTATGTGATACGACAATAGCGTCTTTACTACCACCAGTTTCTTCCAAAGTATCAAACAATGCGTCACTTGCATTGAGGCCAACCATGACTCGACCCGCACCAAATGCTGTCCAAGTACCAAAGCCTAGCAAAGTCGCAGGGTTTGTTGAAACACCCGCATTGATGTAAATAGAACCTACAGGGTAAACAGCCGCCAAAGAAGCTGTTACTGCCGCTGTAACAAAAGCAGTAGTCGCCAATTGAGTAGTGTTTGTTCCACTAGATGCTGTAGGCGCTGCTGGTGTACCAGTAAATGTAGGAGATGCTAAATCAGCCTTAGTCGCAATAGCAACAGCAATGTTGACAAACTCAGTGTTGATCTCAGTACCTTTGACAATCTTGAGTGGATCACCAGAAGGAAGTGAATCTTTAGTAGCAAAGTTAGTGGATTGTGTATAGTTACTCACGACATTTTCCCATCTTTAGATTGAATTTCAATTCTCTGCATAGAAAGCGCAGTACCATTGATATTTGTTTCGTAGCCAGTTTGAACAATTTTACCGCTACCACTTGCCTGTACAACCAAGGTCTGTATAGCAACACCATCAGAGTATTGAGCAATGTTGTACTCACCAATACCATACTCAGACGTTCCTTGAGAAGGAATCAAAGCGTTAGCAGACAAGTAATTTGTACTAAAGTCAAATCCCCACTTAATAGTGACAAACTGGTTTGACCCACCAATCACAACTATTTTTAAACGCTTTAACAATGAAGTGACATTGGCATTTCCAAGGTCAGCATGATTGGTGTAGTACTGCATCCTGTAAGCAGAAGTATGGTCTTGATAAGTGCTGTACTTACCAATGTAACCATTCTTGCCAATCAAAACATCACCATTTCTACGAGATAACAAAGCAGTTGGCTCTATAGAGTTCCAAACAGTAACCCTGAAAGAACCATCTTGTAATTGAACTCTTGTGTCAAAGCAATAAACCTCTTTAACAGTAGGCAAGGTCAACAAGTAAAAGGCTTCTGTCTCAGAGTAAACAGTCTTGATAGTTGAGAGTGACTCACTACCAATAATTGCCATAAAGTCACTGCGAACATTCTTAGACAAGTCTCCAATCGGAGCAGACTTCTCAATGATCGTTCTAGCAAATGAACGCACACCAGAATTGGATAAGAACAAAACATCCTTACCAGTACTCTGAATAGAATCCCTAGCAATACATCCAATACCGCCAACAGTGTCAGACAAAGTAATTGTTGCAGGAGAAGTCGCACCGCCATACACCAAAATCTGACGCTTACCAAAGATGATCAAGAAGTTGTTATGTGTAGCCAATCCTGTGATCTCATCAGCACCATTAGGCCAAACTCTATCAATATTCAGTCTTCCAGATGTTCCTGTACTCCAAACATGACCTGCTAAAAGGTCAGAAAAGAAGATAGTTACATTGTCAGTAGATGTATCAGCAACCCACAAACGACCGAATGCAGAGATAACAATGTTCGCAGAAGGAACAGTCCCTACATATCCAGTTTTCTCAGTAACTCTGCGATAAGTTGTTGTACTTACAGTAGGGTCAAAGATCAATGGATCATGCCCAACTTGGAAGAAATAAGTAATCCCATTGAGTGAAGCACATGACCAATTACTAGCAGTAATCGTAGGAGCAGTACCACCCCCCCCATAGGTCAATTCAACAACAGCATTTGAGCTATCTAACTTAAATAACTTGTTATTCCCTGCGAACAAAACTGTAAGAATGCCATCAGCTTGAACTAGCTCATGGATAACACCAACATCGTTAGCACCAAGGTTTCCAGAAGATGAATTAACCCTTGCATAACCCTTACGAGAACCAATGCGACCATATTGATCAATGATGCAATTTGTTGCAACCAAAGCAAAACCAGCCGCCAAATCTAATGGCGAGTCTTGTGTATTCAGACCAAAGAAGCCTGGTGCTGAAATACTTTGCGTTTGGAGTGCTTGGCTCATACTGCTACAAACTCCTGATTCTCAGGATAACGAGTGCCTTCTAAAGCAATTTGGTCAGCCAACATACCTCTGTACAGTTGATAAGCCTCAGAAGAGTTCAATCCACCATCTTCGCCACGCTCAACCAATGCTCTAGCATAAGCATTCTGCACAACAAGAACATCAGGAACTAATACTGAAGTGCCATCAGCAGCCAATGGTGCTTGTGGTACTGTCAGAGAGAATGGAATGCTATAAACGCCATCAGGTCTTGGATAGAGAACTACTTGTGTGTCTCCATTACCATCTACGCCATCAAAAGCATAGTACTGTGGAACTCCAGTAATTGATGGAACAAGGTTCTGATACCTGTTCATCTCTACAAATGAGATATTCTGCAATGCAACATTTGATGTGGTGTTCAGAGCATCTTGTACTTGGAACTTCTGACCAGCACCTGTCATTGAGTAAACATGGGCGCTTGATGATGTGGTCAATGTAACTGTACGACCAAGGACATTCCAACTAAAAGAATCCTCAATCTGACGCTTGGCATCGTTAACAAACAAGCCAATCAGAGTTGAATAAGAAGTCTCATTGTTGGTAGAAACTTGGGTTTCACGCAAGCGGATCAATACATTGTTAATCAGTTGTAGGAATGTCATGCTCTTTGCGCTCCATAAAGCTCGAATGTATTGGTAGAAGACATGGATGAACCAGACTCAGGAGTGATTCTCACTTGGTCGCCCTCTTCTAAAACAACATAAGCGCCACCATCGAATCTGAGATACTGAGTAGCAGAAATCTGATAAGCATCAATTACATAAATCTCAGCATCGGCACTAGAGTCGTACCACCAGATACTTACGGTTTTGTTGTTTCCACTATGATTTGAAATGTAGCAAAGATTCCATAGAGCAAAGTAACCAGTAGGAACTGTATAGACAGTAGTCTTAGTACCTGCTGTTAATATATTGCCTACAGAAATTGGTCTCATTTGTTCCTCTTAGAGATAGCTTTGGCTTTCGCTCTAGCGTCTTCCTTGGACGATGCACCCCAAGCTCTAAGAGAAAGAAGAAGTCGGGTAGGCTTTCCATCTTTCATCTCAGCGCCAGGCATATTGCCCATTCGTGCTAAAAAGGATGCCCTACGAGGGTTATCTCCCGACTTTACAGGTGCTTTTAAATTGCCACCAGTTTCTGCATTATAAGATGCTCTACCCTTGGCATTCAAGCCCCCTTTCGGGTTTTTTCCTTCTTTAGTTTGCCAAGCAGGGGATTTCATTTCTTTTTAGCAGTCTTAGCTGCCGCCTTAAATGCCGCCTCAGTAGGAGCGCCTTTAGAGCCAACCTTACGCATCTTTTCCTTAGAACCAGCCTTAATGCGATCTTGTTTGGCTTTAATGTTAGCGTAGAGACCTTGTTTCATTTTTTGACCTTTCGAGCTTGTGATAAAGCAATGGCAATAGCCTGTTTAGGCTTCTTGACAATAGGGCCACCTTTGCCAGAATTAAGCGTTCCCGCCTTGAACTCTCGCATGACCTTAGAGATTTTGGCCTCTGCCTTTTTCATTTGCTACGACCTGATTTCTTCATCATATTGGTGGCAGTACGGCTACCACGAACAGGCATAGACTTAGGCTTACCAACAGCAACCATGATGGTTACAGGCATACCTTTGGCCTTCTTAGGTGTCTTAGAACTGGTCATTTTTGGGGATTTTCCGTACATGATTTCACCTTACTAGTTTAGTTGCAACAAAAGAAATAATACCGCCAACAACAGAGGCGATAGCCATACCTACAAAGAAACCACCTTTAGACTTGTTAGCCATCTCTAAAAGGGTTTTAATATCTTGTCGAAGTGCATGAACTTCTGTCTGTAAAGCCTCAACTTGGGCTTCTAGTTTGCCAAACTCTCTTGGATCAATATCAGACATTTTCTACTTTCTTTGGTCTACCTAGCTTCTTGACAGGAGTAGGAGGTGATAGAACAACTGGTTTTTCAAAGGACTCTTTTTCTTCTCCATCAATTCTGACATATCCTGCATGACCTTTCATGCTGTCAATATCGTGCTGATGAACAAAAGTTACGGTTTGACCGCTTGTTAAACAACGAAATGTAACCATAAGAATCCTTTGAAAAAGGGGGTTATTAGCCCCCCTTTATTAAACTACTGCACGAGCAACGATAAGTTGCAATGTAGTAGATGCTAAGTTAACAGCTGCTGCTGTTGGATTGTAAGTAACGATAGTGACTGTGTTAGCGGCTGAAACATAGGCTCTACGAACCAAACCTGCTTCAGATACGCCAACTGCCATACCGAGAACCATATCACCTAGTGCAACGCCTGGAACTGTTACTGTGTCTGTAGCGGTAGATACGGTATCTACTGATGCGCTATCGAGAGTACAGGAAACATCCCAAGTGTCTGTAAAAAGACCACGGAACTGGTCATTACCCCTACGGGAGGTAACTGCTGTTGCTGCTGCCATAAATTTCTCCTAATTAAGTTAAAAAAGTCCCCCCACCACTAGGATGAGGGGCGCAACTGCAATTAGGCTGGAACTGCCAAAGCAAAAGCGGCAGAAGCGTTAGAAGCAGAGCTTGTAGCGCTTGTACGCAGAGCCTTCACGCCATACAGAGTGTCAGCAGTAAACAATGTACCAAGGTACTCTTGTTTGTACTG